GGCTCGTCAGGACTCAAAGGGGGCTACGGCGAAGTTGTCGCTGGTCTAGGTCGCTTCCCTGCCAACTTCATTCACGATGGCAGCGATGAAGTCGTGGCGCTGTTTCCAAGCAATGTAAAAGGTCAAGTAGGAATGAAAAAAGATGTTGGCGATTTCAGGTTCATAACTGGAGACACTGAAACAGTGCAGAAGTTCAATTATGGAACAACCGACAGCGGCAGCGCCGCCCGATTCTTTTACTGCGCAAAGGCGAGCAAGCGTGATCGGAATGAGGGGCTTGATGATTTCGAGGCGATTCGCGTTCACGATGGAAGAGCGGATGGGAATAAAGGGGGTTCCAACCCTCGAAATCGCACCAATTCTCCCAAGGTCAATCACCATCCAACAGTCAAACCGACATCGCTCATGCAATATCTCGTCAGGCTAGTGACACCGCCAAATGGCATAGTCCTTGACCCTTTCATGGGGTCAGGTTCAACTGGCAAGGCGTGTGCTTATGAAGGTTTTGATTTCATTGGCATTGATCAGTCTGCTGAATATGTAGAGATTGCAAGAGCGAGAATCTTCTTCGCCATAGCCAAAGATGATGGCGATGAATGAGCGAGACACATTGCGCGGAGCTATAACATTCGCGTTGTGGACTCGCTATGAAATGCAATTGCCTGAATCGCCTTGGCGAATGGCTGGAATCATTGTCAAGCAATTGGAGATTGAAGGTTACTCTGTCACGAAAGATTCCAGTGCCACTGCCTAGTCGAACCAAGCGGACAACGCCATTTGTCAAGCAGTGCAATTTCATTGTCGATGTCGGATTCGGTGAATTGGAACAATGCGATTCCGATGCAGACTTTGGCATTTACTATGGCGACGATGTAAGGGTGAAGATGACAAGTCTTTGTCATTTTCACACTATTTATCAGGAAAGTTTATGGATAGGGGAGCAGGGATGAGAGAGAAAACACTACAGATTCATTTGGACGAATTGCGTGAGCAGATTGCGCGAGATATTGAATCAAATGAATTGCTGCTCCAAGATGCAAAGCAATTAGGATCAGATGCTCTCCTCGTGGCATATCGCTCAAGAATGGCGTGTGCTGCTATTGCAAGAGGGTTGTGGTCAAATGAATGATATTCACGCAGCAGCACTCGCATTTGCCGAGGCTGGTGTCTCAGTTGTTCCAGCAGCGATGGATGGCTCAAAAGCGCCGATTGGTTCTTGGAAAAAATATCAGGTAACGCCAGCCGACAATGAACAGATTGCAAATTGGTTTGGAGGCAGTGCAACAGGAGTTGGAATTGTCACTGGCGCAGTTTCAGGAAATCTTGAAATGGTTGAACTTGAGGGCAGAGCTGTTGCCGAAGGATTACTCGATGAAGCGCGAGAGATTGCATTCAACTCAGGGCTTGGCGAGTTGTGGACAATCATCTCAACTGGTTATGTCGAACTCACGCCATCTGGCGGTTTGCATTGGCTGTGGCGAATTGCCGATGAGCCAGTGCCAGGCAACACCAAATTGGCTAGGAGACCAGGAGAAAATGATTCAGTCCTTGTCTATGCAGAAACGCGTGGCGAGGGCGGCTTCGTCGTCACAGCGCCTTCTCATGGCAGTGTGCATCCATCTGGCAATCCTTGGAAATTACTCGTCGGCTCACCTGCCACAATTCCAGTTCTATCGTGGGAAGAGCGCGAGGCAATCATCTCTGTTTTCAGATCACTGGACTCAATGCCAGCGCGTGAAATTATTGTCAATTCACTATCAACGAACTCTGCAACAACTGGGGAAAAGCCAGGCGATGATTACAATGCAAAGGCGACTTGGAAAGATATTCTCGAACCAAAGGGCTGGCATCAAGTATTTACATCAGGGGGCGTGACATATTGGAGGCGACCAGGCAAAGACCAAGGAATCTCGGCGACGACTGGGCGCAATGACGGCGACAATCTTTTCGTGTTCTCATCCTCGACAACATTTGAGCAGGAAAAGCCGTATTCAAAGTTTGCAGCATTTGCACACCTAGAACATGGCGATGACTTCTCGGCAGCAGCGAGAGATTTGCGAGCAAAAGGATTTGGGTCACAGACACCGAGTTCTTCTTCCTTGCCTTCTTTGACTCAGTTGCAAGAGCTATCAACAAAGCCATCCCTGACAATTGTTCCAGATATTGACTCTGATCATGTTGAAATCGCAAGAGAGCGCTCGTCGTGGTATCCAAAACAACTTGACCTCAATGGCGAGATTGAAGAGCCAGCGCCAGAGTTCCTCTCACGCAATGATGGTCATCGCCTTTTCTATCGTGGCAAAATCAATGCACTCCTTGGCGAATCAGAATCAGGCAAGACTTGGGTTGCATTGCTGGCAGTCAAGCAAGCCTTGCAAATTCAACAAAAGGTTATTTATCTCGACTTTGAGGATTCAGGCAAAGGCATCTTGGCTCGCCTTCGCTCACTTGGAATTGCCGATGAACAATTTGCAAATTTCACCTACGCCAATCCTGACCAGAACTTGACACTCGATGAGCGAATTGACTTGGTTGAGGCGTTGCAAGAAATTGTGCCAGAACTCATCATTGTCGATGGTGTCAATGCAGCGATGACCTTGCTCAATCTCGAACTCACGAGCAACCGAGATGCGACATTTTTCAGTCAGCAATTACTCAAGCCACTGGCGCTCTCTGGCGCTTGTGTCGTGACTATTGATCATGTGCCAAAGTCAAAAGACAATCGCGGCAACTACGCCATCGGCGCTCAAGCCAAGAGAGCTGACATCAACGGTTGCGCCATCGCAGTCGAGGTGACATTGCCATTTGGCAGGGGCATGAATGGCGAGTTGAGTTTGAAGGTGACAAAGGATCGTCCAGGGGCGGTTCGTGAGAATTCCAAAGAGGCAAAATTCGCTGGAACTGTCATGCTCAAATCAACTCACGATGGAGGGGTCACGATGAGCATTCAAAGCCCACAAATGGGTGAGATGAATAAATTGCGACCAACTCATTTGATGGAGGCGGTGAGCAAGATTCTTGAATCTGCTCCAATGCCATTGTCGAAATCTGCTGTCATCAAGGATGTCAAAGGCAAGACAGAGTGGGTTCTCACAGCCATTCAAATCCTCATTGACGAGAAATTCGTTGCCATTGAGAATGGCTCTCGCAACTCTTTGAATCTCAAATCGCTTCGTCAATATCGAGAAAGCGATGATTCGGCAGGTGGTATTGCTTCCTTCGATTATCAGGAGGCAGATAATGCGTGACCCTTTCCCACCCTTTCCCACCCTTTCCCACCCTTTCCCGAGAAAGGGTCAAGCACCCTTTCCCCATTCCCCCTCTCTAAGAGGGGAAAGGGAAGGGGTCGAGGTTGAGCGCAAATGAGTGAGTATTTTATCAATTCCACACTGACCCTTTCCCAGTGCCTCAAATGCAAAGGTTGGGTCTATGAATGCCATGTCAATGGCTTCCTGACAAGAGTTGACCCGACCCGACTCAACTTTCAAACCGAGATAGCACAGCGCCTTTCGGGTCGTCGAATCTTCCAGACATTTGGAACCGTCGAACTGACATTGGTTGTGAGAACGGCTTGGCACATCGAAAAGGATGACCTTCGGGCGAAAGTCTTTGCAAGCCATAGTTGTGCAACACCGACCTATTTCGAACCAGAACCATTGGTTGCCATTGCTGCCCCTACTAGAAACCAAGGAGTCCCATTCTAATGACGCAGACAATCTGCACTCTCTGCAACAAGGTCGTCGATTCGGCTGGATTGTGCAATAAGTGCCAATCCCGACTCCATCGCAACTTGGATGACCTTGGCGAATTTTGGCTCGGCGCTCACGATGAGTTGTTGCCAGGCAAGAGTGGAAATGGTGGCAGATCATCAGAGAGGACAATCGGTCTCAATGTCGCAGCTCTCTCCTTTATCGCAGGGCATGACATCTTGGGATTACTCCATGAATGGGAGAAGTTGATTCGCGAGGAGAGGAATTTGACTCGACCAGCATTTGTCAAAAAGCCAGAATCCCTTGGCGCTGAAATTGATGATGCAATCAAGTTTGCTCAAGTGCATCTGCCATGGTCAGGCACTCAAGATTGGATTGGCGATTTCGCCAGCGAATTGCAACAACTGCATTCTCAAGGAATGGCTGCTGCTCGCAAGTTCGTTGAAAAGACTCGGCGAATTCCATGCCCTGCTGAAATGGGCGATGGCGCTTGCGCAAGCCTTCTCAAAATCAATCAAGATGATCCGCTAGAAATCTTTCAATGTCGCAAATGCAAATCTCAATGGACAACGCTTCGACTCGTCGCAGTTGCGATGTCAGACAAGCGAGCAGTCTGGCTAGACGCGGAAGCCTTGGCGAAATGGATGGGAATCTCAGAGCGCCAGATTTACCGATTGGCAAAGAAACACAAATTGCCAAAGCGAGGCGAACTCTTTGAAGTCCATGCACTCATCGAAGCCCATGCACAGGATGCTTGATTTGACAAATCCTGTCGGCGTGTTGTGATACGCTTAGCGCGTCGGCGTGAACTATCCACTGACAACCCTTGTCACAATCTTCGCGCTATCCTTGCAAACATGAAACTATGTGATGAGGAAACGATTGAAGAAATCAATGAGGCGCTGAGCCACATTGTTGATGTTCTTCATAACACTCGCGATTCACAAAAGAAACATCTATGGGAATTGGTTGACGAGCTACTCGATGCAAAGATTGCAAGGGAAAAGTTGTGACAACAATCATTGCTGTGCAAGCAAATCAAAGTGTTCTCTTCGGTGCTGACTCACAGGTGACAGCGCCTAGTGGTCGCAAGTATTCAGCAAAGCAAATGGTCAAGATAAGTCAGCGCAACGGATACATCATTGCAGGATCGGGCGAATGCGCTCCATGTGATATAGCACAACACATTTGGATGCCGCCAACACCAACTGTCAAAGACAAAAAAGATTTGTACCATTATGTAATTGCAAAAGTAATTCCATCACTCAAGCAATGCTTCAAAGAGAATGATTACAAAGTCAATCCAGATGATGATGAGAATGCGTTCTCATTCCTTATCGCATTGCATGGACAACTGTTCGAGATAGCAGATGACTTCTCAGTATCACGCGATGACTCAGGCTTCTATGGTGTAGGCAGTGGCTCATCGTATGCAATCGGCGCACTTCATGCTGGTGCATCTATTGAGCAAGCACTTACTATTGCAGCAAAGAATGATGCGTTCACATCAGCACCGTTCATCTACATTGAACAAGAAGAGTGAATGCCAAAGTTATCTTGTCTTGATTGCGGCATACCGACGGCAAAATCTCGGTGTGATACTTGCCAAGAGATTCGCGAAACGAATCAACCAAAGCGCGAGCGACCATCATCATCAATGCGTGGTTACGATGCACAATGGAACAAGATTCGCGTGATTGTTTTGAGGCGAGACAACTGGACTTGCTTGCAATGCAACAAGAAATTGATTGGCTCTGATGCCACAGTGGATCATCGAATTCCTTTGACGCGTGGTGGCACAAATGAATTGACAAACCTTCAAGCAATGTGTCGAAGTTGTAATTCATCAAAAAAGAATCGCTGAAACACAAACACAAAAGAATTTTTGTTTTTTCTGTGCAATATGTGCAGAC